CTGGATTATGATCCGATTTTCTGGCGGAGTGACGGCTATCGCCCAACCACCCATCACTGGCAGTACGCCTATCTGGAAACCACGTATCAACTTGATCTCTTAACTGCACACCAGCTGCACATAACTTTGGTTGCATTACAAACCTAGAGCTTGTAAATCCTCAACAGTTAAACCAAGTGCTGCAAGTTTTGCCTGTGCTGCTGATTTAGCAGAAACTTGTGCTGCATCTTGCGCAGTTTTCCAAGCATCATACTGAGCAAACCCATCTGTAAATTGTTTCTTAGTAATCGGCTCACACTCTAAAAATTGTATGCCTTCATAATCATTACCTGTAATATACCAACCGCCATTAGGCAATAACATACTTAAAACTTCTCCACCTGTTGCCATAATTACGCTCCTATTTCCATTAAAATTATTACGCTTTGTTCATCATTTGCCTGACACAAAACATAAGAAGCATTGCCAGTATTCATAAATTGCGTTTTATATGTTGTGGCACTTGTTGTGGCAGGTGAATCTAAGTAATTGTAAACTGCTGAAGTTTGTTTGTTAACAACTGCTGTGTTTGTATATAAACCACTAATAACACCACCAATTTGAGTTGCGCCTCTCATTAATCTTATAGCAATTTCATTGGCTGCATTTCCTGGGCCTTTTTGGATACTTCCGTTCATTGCCATAACTAAAACTTTACTTGTTGCTGAACTAGGCGTAATGGTTGCGGTTAAATTAGTGTCTGCATAAGTATTAGTAGAATTGGTAGCAGCAGTTGTTGTTGTTCCTTGAACAACCTGCAACACTTTGCCACCACCACCAGCGGCAGCCCCATCTGCTTTACTAAATATAGATGCACCAGCAGCAGTAAAATACAAGCTACCGCTTTCATATTGCGCCAAAGCCAAAGATGATGCTGTGTTTACTGTAGCTGTGCCAGCAGTAATAGTAGATACACCTGCACCAATATTTTGTATAAATACTGTGTCTCCAGCAGAAAATAAACTTGTATTGACAGTAATTGTAGTTGCGCCTGCAGCATTCATTATTACAGTAGCCCCTGCATCTGCAGCTACTAAAACATAACTGGCAGTTTTAGCCGTGGCCGATCCACCACCCATAGCCGTCTGTTGCAGACTTGTCATTTGTGCAGCTGTAAGCACCTGCCCAGTAGTAAAGGTTTGTTTAGCCATTTTTCTCCTTAGTAACTAAGCACATTATAGTCTAAAGTGCCGTATATATTGTTATTTAGAATCAGTGCATCGATGACTGGTTCAAGGGTCGTAAAAAAGACCCTAAAGCTGTTTGGTGTAATTGTTGTAGCCACCCCAAAAATCTGCAAGGTGTTATCTAAGGTAGATCCGCCTGGCTGAGTAGTAACAATTCTGATCGGATCAAAGAAGTCCAACTCTAAGGCTGCGATAATGCCTGTGTTGTAATTGTCTGTGTATAAGTCCAACTCAATGCCATCGCATCTAACCTGTGTCTCGGCACGGCTAGCAACATAAGCCTGGGCATAATCTAGAGCTAGCGCATCGGTCTGCATTAGCAGGTCTTGTAGGTTATATGAGTGAATAAAGTATTTGTCAATAGATGGCTGATTGATCGCTGTTTGTGGTGATCCACCTGTACGGCTTACCTGGGCTGAATTAAAGATCAAGTTATCATCTAATTTCCACATAGCATTGGCGTATGAAATGCCTGTGCCATCATCATTAAAAGTAGTAACTGTGCCACCGATTGATCCTGCAGTTACAGCTCTATCTTGGAATACAAACTCGCCATCTGTGTTTACATATAGCGCACCATATTCGCTATCAGCCACAGTCTGCATAGCGCCTAAAGAAGTACGGGCTGTGCCAGGATCTGCTTGTAATGTAGTAAGTCCAGCATCAACATCACGCATAGTGGAAGGCCAAGAAATTTGATCTAATATTTGATTGATTCTTGTGCCTGATAAATCGCCAGCGGTAGCACCTGTAACTGTTGATACCTGAGCATTCTGAGCAAGCCTAAACGCATCTACAGCCTGTATAGTTGTATAGGCAACCTCTGTTGCATCTTTAGGCTGAGTATTTACGTAGCTTGTAATAAACCCAGAAAATAAAGAATAAGTAGTAGCACCATAAGTAGCTGAAATTTGTACCTTCTTCATTGGTGTCAGCAATTCATAATATGGCCCTGAAGGGTTGGTCGGGTTAAAATCTCCGTTTTGATCTACTATGCGTAAAGTTAATTGCCCTGTTTGGAATTGATCTACTAAAGCGTTACGACCTCGGCTAGTTTGTATGTAGTTAATCTGATCTGATACATCGACAATTACAGCAGTAGAATCTGCCAATACGTTTACGTCTAATATACCTGTGCCTAAGATCATTGCCTGAGCAAAACTAGGCCCAGTAGAGAAGTTAATTACCGCATTGATTGTTGGTACAGCCATTAGGTGCCGCCAGATAAACCGCCTGCAGGTGTAGTGCCACGGCCCATCTTATTGATTCTTAATAAAGTCTCATTTATTGTGTTAGTTAAATCTTGCTCGGTTAATACTGATCCAGCTACGTTTACAGTTACTGGTGCGTATTCACCACGTGATACACCGCCCATAGCAAAAGTCGCAGCGCTTGGTAATTGCATAGCACCGCCAACGCTCTGCGTAGGCACGTTGCTTATATTCTTATAGGCATCTGCGTACTCGCCACGTTGTACTGCACCCATAGCAAAGTTAGAAAATGAATCGGCTGCTAATGCTGCTTTAGCCAGCGCATCAGATAGTGCCTTTGCTTTAGCTGCTGCATCCAAGTCTATGTTTAATTTTTTAGCCATTGCTTCGTTATTGTCTAGGATTGCTAGCTGTGCCTGAAGTCTTAATTTAGTCTCAGTATCTGTAGCCTGGTTAAGCGCTAGGGTCAATCCTATGCGCTCTATATCAAATTTATCTTTAAGTTTATCTACTTCGGTTTTAGCTTTTAATGTTGCTAGTTCTGTTTTCTTTGCATTTGCTAAATCTTTAGATGTCTTAGTCTCTAAGCGTAATTGTTGCAAGTAGATACGGCTAGATGATCTACCTTGTGCGTTAGATGGTGCAGTCTGCGCTCTTTGTGCTGCGCCTATTTCGGAGAATCCTGCAAGGTAAGCACCTAATACTGGGATATTCTTTACATCAAATAATGCACCACCGACTTTAGTATTACCAATTTCTTTAAGTTTGCTAATTAAAACGCCCACGCCCAAGATTGCATCTGCAGTGCTTTGAGCAAAGTTATCCATTAAGTCTGTAGCTGTGCTAATACTTGTGTCTTTACCTAATAAAGCCAGGGCGTCTAGTAAACCTTTACCTATTGTCTCCTGGGCATTTGCGGCAGCAACAGTAAGTAAACTCATTTTGCCTGCATAGGTATCTAATCTAGCTGCTGCTTGGCCTGCAAACTTCTTATTAAGTTCGCCCATGATCTTATCCATGTCGCCAGTTTTAAGTGTGGCCTTGCTTATGCCTGCACCTAATCTGCTAAGACCTGCAGTGTTACCACTAAAGCCACGTGTTAATGCTGCGCTGACTTCGGTTAAAGATTTACCTGTGGCTGCACTTACGTTTAATGCTGTCTGTAATGCTTCTTGGCTCTTAGTGATAGATCCTGTAACTGTAAGTAATTGCTGGAATGCTGGACGTAGTTGGTCATCTAGTACGCCATATAAAGACTGTAGGCTAGATATGTAATTCTCTACACCAGGTGCGCTAAATGCAAAGCCTGTATTCTTTAGCTGTAATTCTAAAGACTTGGCTGCCTTCTCATCTGCCATAAACGCATTAACGGCATTTTTGCTAAACTGTAATAATTTCTGAGCGCCAAATACTGTGGCAAAGGTGCCAGCCAGTTTTTTTAGGCTTTTATCAAAACTGCTGATTTCCTTCTGGCCTTTTTTTAGTCCTCTATTATCAAAGGTGCTGACTGCACTGACAATTAAATTAGGCACTATACTGCCTTCCTAAGTTCTGTATCTTTTTTAAATTTGACTGCTACAGTGTCAATAGCCTCAACCACAGCTGGTATAACTTTGTTTTTAGTTTCATCCCAAGCACGGAAAATAACACGGCCTCGCTGCATGCCTTGGCCCTTCATACTGCTTAGCATCTCAGCGGCTGAATTGAACTCAGCTGGTGCATTAGAGTTTAATGATTTGTTGCCTCTAGGTTTATTTAAGCGCCCAGCAGTTTCAAAGATTGCGCCTGATCTAGAATTATTGTAAACATAAAATGCAGCTCTATAACCGCTGTTATTGCGTTTGTTTTGACCTGCTGAATAGGCTACGCCACCTATTGCTAAAGCATAATCGTATGGTGGGAATAATTTTTTTGGATCTTTAATGGTCTCTAATGATGCAGTGCCTTTACCCCAGCCGCTCAAAACTTCGTTTTGCTGTGGCAGATAACCACGTGCTCGATCCCGCACAATTAACATGGCTCGCTTGACGTTTTTAGACATCTCTTTATTGAGATCTTTGTCTACATCCTTCATAGCCTTTTGGAGTTGCTTAACGCCGTTTACCACGACTGGCATTTTTGATCTCCTTAGCTCTGTCTGTCAATACCTGGATTATTGCTAGATACATTTCCGTATCCATATCAATAAACTCTCTGGGCGGTATTCCAGTCTCTACTGCTAATTGCGCAATAGTGTAAGCAATAGAATTCCGCTCAGTTATTTTTTTTCTTCGTCTAATACCTCAACAGTATCTAGAGTGTCTATAAACTCTGATCCCCATAAAGGTATTTGTGCGCCAGCCCTGCGTAAGCATTCATAAGCCAGCCAGAATATCTCTGTTTGACGCTCATGCTCACGCAAGACCTTGCTAATTCCTGATCCATACTTTAACTCGAAAGCGTACTCGACACCTGGTGTAATTTTGTGTTCAGATATTTCACCATTAGCCCTTGTTATCTTTAGCTTTGCCATTGTTACTCCTTAATTAAAATGCCACCGATGGAGACACTGTTACTGCGGAGTTTACTGTAAAGGAGATACTTGATGTTGCAACTTCAGCCACGCCACCTTGACCGATTGGGGTCAGGTTATTCACCAAGATTGAGAATTGGTAAGTTGGGTTTGTAGCTGCTACAGCAGTGCCTTTAACAGTGATTACTGATACTGCTAGGGTCTTGCCGAATGCTGCGCTTAGTGTCTCGTTTACCTGACTAGCTGCCCAGTCATTGATAAAGTCAATAGTAAATGTTGCTGATTGTAGACCGGCAACAAACTTGTGTGCAGTATCGCCCATAGCAGTTACTTCTAACTCATCTACGATTTGATTGATTACGGCATTAGTTACGTATGAGCTAATGTCGATTGAAGGTACTGTAGGTGCAGCGTTGGTAGCCAACTTGACACCTACGTTATTGTTAAGATATATGGCCAAGGTTTATTCCTCATCTTTCTTAGTTTGTGCAGTTGGTTTTGGTGCGCTTGCTATTTGGCCTGTCTTTTTCAAGAAGGCTAAATCTTCTTCGTGTGTGCTCATTTTAACTCCAGCTCGTTAGGATTGATACAGTTATTTCTGATGTTAATAAATCTCCACTAGCTGCATTAGTTATAGCTGGAGCGGAGACACTTGATATGTTGTAAACCAGGGTCGATGCCGCTAGTTTGGTTACGACTGCCACAATAAAGTTTTCCATACCTAGCAAGTTGCCTTGGTTGTCAAATGCAGGTGTAGTTATTAAAATTTTAAAATTAGCCAGAGGTGAGATGCCTGTTTGGCTGTTATTGTTTGGAATTATGTAGGGATCAGATGGGGTGACCACAACGCTGTTTGCGAGCAAAGTTGCTGGCGGGAATGCAAAAGTAGACCATACTCCAGCGTTTGCCAAAGCGGTTGCTAGCGTGCCACGTAGGGTGCTTATTGCAGCCATTAGCCGACCAGTGAATTAGGACTTGAATACGGCTGGATGAGACCACGCACTCGGTTAATCAGCTGATAACCCATGCGATATGGGCTTGCAGAGATCCCATCCATACCTACCCCACCAGTTTGGCTAACTTGACGTGCTTGCCAGATGTCAGTGGCTACTATAAGAGCCGCTTCTCTGATGGCAGGGGTCGCAGTGTAAGCCTGTGTTTTATGCTCTGGGCCAAGGGCTCGGCCGTATGGTTTAATAAAATGAAAGTTGTCATTCGCAGCTGTCTTTGCGTATTGAATAAAGCTGTAGCCGTTAGGGTATGAACTTAATGCGTATGTACTCCAAAACATTGTGCCGATTGAAGCAGGCACTGTAGTACCTGGAAATGATCCTGTTAATGTG